TGTAGTTCACCTGAACAGTTCTGTCACCTCGGCTGAGGGGGGGTTTGGAGCCCCTTGTAGCCTGCCCTACCAGTTCCATAGTCTGGTGTTGCACTCAGTGGCTCGTAGCGTTGCCTCCACCAAAGGCCTGACCTTACTCACACTCCTTAAGGTGTGACTACCTCTCAGATATGAGCGTGTCAGACTTGCTAGACAACCTTCGACCAGGAGTTGTTTGAGGGCAGGATGTAATGGGCCGCTGGCCATTTCCACCTTACCTCCAAACCAGTCTAAAGCTTCACCTAGATGAGCGCCCTTCGTGCCAATCAGCGCGGCATCCAGTCTTGGCAATTTAGTTCTGATATAACTCCTGAGTGTTTGACCGCTGTAACGAAGAAATGGCTTAGCACGCACTGCTTGAGCCACATCTCTGCTATAACGGCCAAAATTTCCCGTTATTTGTGACCTGATTAAAGTTTGCGCATATGACAACCCGCCGGGCCGCGCGGTTATCCTAGGTATGCGAAAACTGCTTGCGCCCCAGGTGAAAGGGGCCGCCTTCGTGACACGGAATTTCGTCAGCTGAGTTTCCTCCTTCCATTTTTTCCGCAAGAGGCTGGCGACTTGTGGTAAATCATCACTGCCTAAGACGCCTTCAAGTTGCTCATGGCTTAGCTTAGCTAGATCGTCATCTGTCATTTTGATCCCAAGTGCAATGGCCTCGACTGCGAGTTTGTCCTGTCTCCAGCGCGTTTGATGCTTAATCTCAATCCTCGCCTTGGGGTAAACCGCTACTGGTGGTGAGACTATTGTTTCTCCATCCCATGGCGTAACACCCAGTCCACCTCGACTTTTGGGTATCTGCAAGATGGCTTTTGGCACGTGATGTAAATTACACCACCTGCCGGCGTAAACCTGCCACAGTTCGCGACAGTCGACTCCTCTCCTCTCTAGGGTGTTGGTTGCTTCATAAATGGCGCGAATGACGTTCTCTGGACTCCAAGGTTCACTGCTCCAAGGTTTTCGCTGAGTCAGGCCCGGCAGTGCTCGACATGGATAGCCGTGCGCGTGAGTGTCAAACCAAATTCTTAGGAACTCCGTTGCTCCCTTGTGCAGGCCATACTTCCCCTCAGAGCCGACCACTCCCAGTCGGTTATATGTACAAACGAACAGCTGAGCTTCCTCCAGCCTCTTGAAGAACAAGGCACTGTCGTCACCCTTGATCCAATACTTCACATTCACGTCAACACCGGATTGTTGCATTGCTTTCTTTGCTCCCCTGGTCATTGTTGCGTTCCAACCGTTGCCAACCTTCGAGGTCCAACGAATGCCAGACATCAATCCACCAGTGACTTTCATACGCATGGGTTCCTTTAGCCTCTTACCGTCACTCGCGTAGTCATTGATCAAAATTGCAGTATCGAAACTTGAGGTGACTTTTGACACGTAGTGTCGCAAGATGCCAGCTTCGGTTCCTCCAATGTGATTTGCGACGTTCCTCACCGCTGCGCCTCCGTAGTGGTCGCTCAAGCTTTTCAGTTCCCGGAGCTTAGGTTGACGCTCAAAGCCTTTGTAGTCAAAGGGGACACAGTAGTAACCTTCGTTAGTCATGGTAATCATCTCAGCCATCCTGTCATTCTGCTGAGCCATTGTCTCATTCATTGTGTTGCCGTACCACTGGTTGTCGACGTCTCCAATGTACCTAGTGAT